AAGGTATCTGAAGTAGATCTGTCGCAGTTTGTCCTGCCACCAGCGGGTAATGTCGCGGGAATGGTGGGTGTATTCAACTGGGGTCCAGCATTGGTTTCCTCCGCGATCTCCACCGAGAGCGATCTCGCTGCGATGTACGGAAATCCCACATTTGATCAGTCGGATGTGAATAACAACGGCGACTTCCTTGCAGCAGCAAACTTTCTCAAATATTCGAGCAATCTCCGTGTTGTCCGTGTGCTACAAGGAAACGATACCAATTCGACTTCTCAGGAAGCGGGCATCACTGCCATCACCAGTTGCACAATACCAACGATAAGCAATCTAGATCAGTTCCGCAAGTTTGGTGGATTCAGCGGATATAATGGAATTGAAGCAACGGCAAACTTCCGAGCCAGATATCCTGGAAATTTTGGTGACTCTCTGAAGGTCATTGTTTGGGACGGTGCTACTGGTGAAAGTGTGACTCAGACCACAGCAGGAATTGTCGATATTCCTGTACTCGGTGGTTACAACCCAGTTGGAGTTTCGGGAATTACTTCAGGAAGCATTGGATTCACCTTGACAGCATTTGGTCAGATACCCGTTACCGATCCAGTAACAGGAGATGTATTCATTGGAACTGGAGTGATCGGAACCACATCAGGAACCCACACATATACGATAGTGACGGTTGTTCCCGATAGTGTTGCGGATTTCTTGAATCCTCAAATAGAAAACTCCAATAGTTTCAACATTGCTTATGCTACAGGCACAACCACCGCAAATTTCAATCTAACTTCCAGTGGATCGGTTCCGAGTGGAAATTCCGACAACTACTATACTGTTTTGGACGCATCGTCTCCAGTAAATGCAAATGGAGTTCCATTCAATCCATTTGCCACATTCCGTGGTAGCAAGCCTGTATTTGCAAGGCAGAACCTAAACAACTCCGCAGCAGTCGATATCATGTTCTTGAATGCTGATTCAACGAATATGAATTCGACCATAACTCTCAACAAGGCTTTCCCGGGTACTACTACTCTAATCACCGATGTTTCATTCATCACTTCTGGTATTCCGAGCAACTTTGGATCTTTGGTATATCTGAATCCAACTTTCTTCACCTATCGCGACACCTGGTCGAGGGTATCAACAAAGTTGTTCAACAGCACCACAGGAACACCATCGACTTCGTTGAAGGGATGGGGTCTGATGGTTGGTCTCACTGGTGGTGCGACTTTCTGGAATCCCTCCAACGGAGCATCAGGAACAATCGGTGTGACCTTTGATACTGTCGGAGGTCTTACTGGTGTTCAGAGAGATTTCCAGTTTGGAATAAAGCAGTTTGTCTCCTTCAAGAACAATGTACAGACCACAGGTAGGGAAACTTTTAACAGCGTAAGGCTGTTCGACAAGGTTCCAAATACATCGGCATATGCCTCGCAAGTTGGCGGATCCAATGACGAAATTAGTTTCGCAGTTATTGATACCGTTGGCAAGTTTGGTCCAAAGAACAGCATCCTTGAGAAGTTTGAACTTCTATCCAAAGCAGTCAATGCCACGAATCTGAATGGTGAATCCATCTACTATAAGGACTTCATCAACAACAACTCGCAGTATGTCTATATGACCAAGCCATTTGGTCTTAGCGGAGGTGGTAATGCAAGTTCGGATGCAACCACGGCATTCGGAGACATTCTATATTCATTCGTCTCTGCTGGAACAACCCTATCTCGCAAGGGTTACTATGAATCGCAGTTGGCATTTGGAACATCATCTGGCATGACCGCAACACCGAGCGAGTATCTTACGGCATACAATGTCTATACAAATGATGATGATGCAGTCGATATTCTCTTCGTACCAGAGTCATCATTGGATAACGATACTTCCACCAGCGATCCGGTCGTTGAGCAGATTGCATACAATACGGTGGTTGCTCCAAGAAGAGATACAATCCTCGTCATCCCAACGCCACCCCCCGCATCCATCACTCAGCACAGCGCACAGACAACGAGCAATACGATTTCGTTCAGGAAGAACAACCTCAATATCCCAAGCAACTCATATACGATCCTTGTTGCTGGTAGGAAGGTTTTCTTCGACACATATAACAATCAGATCAGGAAGATGGCACTCTCCTCCGATGTGGCGGGAATCCTTGCAGCACAGGAGATTCCGTGGGAGTCTCCCGCAGGATTTGCGAGAGGTAACCTCAAGAATGTCATCAATCTTGAGACTAAGTTCAGCAAGATCGACCGCGATAATCTGTACAAGAATCAGATAAATTTCTTCACGGAGTTCACCGATGGATCGGGAACCGTACTCTTTGGCGACAAGACTCTACTGACAAAGCCAAGCGCATTTGATCGTATCAATGTCCGCAGAGTGTTCATCGCAATTGAGAAGGCAATCGCCTCTGCATCGAAGTATTCTCTCTTCGAATTCAACGATGAATTCACCCGCGCACAGTTTAGGAATCTGGTCACCCCATATCTAAGAAGCATGGTAGCACAGCGCGGAATTGCAGAATACAAGGTGGTCTGCGATGAAACAAACAACACACCACAGGTAATAGACAACAATCAGTTCGTGGCAGACATCTATATCAAGCCGTTGAAGTCGATCAACTTCATTCAGTTGAACTTCATTGCGGTGAAATCGGGTTTCGAACTAGCAGTCATCGAATAAATAAGATATAGAGGAGAACCACAATGGCAGCAGATATCACAACTTTCGCAAAGAATATGATCGGGGCTGGCGTAAAGCCCTCGCTGTTCGAAGTCCAGGGATCCATCGGTGGCACTCAGTTGTCACAGACTCCATTCTTGGTCAAGTCGGCGGCATTGCCTGGTCAGTCAATCGGAACCATCGAAGTTCCTTTCCGTGGTAGAAGAATCAAACTTCCTGGCGATAGGACATTTGCCGATTGGTCGATCACGATCATCAACGACTCCAACTTCACAATAAGAAATGCATTTGAACTTTGGATGAACAACATTCAGGGTATGCAGAGCAATGTTGCAGGAGCGGGATTCGATCCTTCTCCATTCAATGCAAACATGTTCCAGGATTGGACTATCAATCAGTTGGGTCGTCAAGGAAATCCAATCAAGGCATACAAGTTGATTGGTTGCTTCCCAACTGATATCTCTGCAATCGATGTCAGTTACGAGGCAACCGATCAGATCGAAGAATTCACGGTTACGCTTGCCTATTCGTACTTCGCAACGGATAGCACCACACCTGATATCACGGGCGATACGGTCGGTCTGACTCCGCTGACATAATAAACTCACCTTCAGGAGAGATGAATGGCATTTGAACTTTTTGGTTATTCTATAAGCCGCTCTGGCAAAATAGCCCCTACGGAGAAACAGGAGGAGATAACAGCAAACGCTTCGTTTGCTCCTCCTCAGTACGACGATGGGGCTTTGCCTGTTTCATCGGGTGTCTATTTCAGTTCATACATGGATTTCGATGGTGGTATCAAGGCTACCAGCGACATGATCCGCAAATACCGCGAGATGTCACTTTACCCCGAGGTGGAGATGGCAATCGCGGATATCTGCGATGAGGCAATCGTCTATGACGAGACAAAACGCCCAGTTGAGATTGCAATAGATGCAAAACGCATCTCTCCCAAGATCAAGGAAAAGATTGCGGATGAGTTCGATGAGATCCTTCGTCTGCTTAAGTTTCAGGACAAGGGATATGAGATATTCCGAAAATGGTACATCGACGGAAGGATCTACTATCACAAGATCATAGACAAGGACAATCCAAAGAAGGGTCTTGTTGAACTCCGTCCCGTCGAGGCAACGAACATCCGCAAGGTTCGCAATGTAGTCAAGAAGAAGGATCAGAAGACAGGCGCGGATCTCGTTGCCAAAGTCGATGAGTTCTTCATCTACAACGAGCGCGAGGAAACAGTCACATCGACTGCTGCATATGCACCTGCCACGCCACTCAAGGGTGTCAGGATTGCCACAGATTCAATTTGCTACACTCACAGTGGTCTATTCGATGGAGGAAAGAGGCGCGTCCTCTCGTACATTCACAAGGCATTGAAGCCAATGAATCAGTTGAAGATGGTCGAGGATGCCCTCGTCATCTATCGCATGGCTCGCGCACCAGAGCGTAGGGTGTTCTATATCGATGTTGGAAACCTCCCAAAGACAAAGGCAGAGCAGTATCTCAAGGAGATTATGAATCATTACCGAAATAAGTTGGTATATGATGCATCGACGGGAGAACTGCGCGATGAACGCAAGCATATGACCATGCTTGAGGATTTCTGGCTTCCCCGCCGAGAAGGTGGAAAGGGAACCGAGATCAGTACACTACCCGGTGGTCAGAACCTTGGTCAGATGGACGATGTCCTTTACTTTCAGAAGAAACTATACAAGTCGTTGAATGTGCCGATTTCCCGTCTTGAGACCGATCAGAACGGTTTCAACATGGGTCGTCAAGCAGAGATCACCCGCGACGAACTGAAGTTTTTCAGGTTCATTGAGCGTCTTCGCAAGAAGTTCTCCGAACTCTTTTCAGACTTGCTCAAGACTCAGTTGATCCTCAAGGGAGTCATCACCAAGGACGATTGGGAAGCAATCCACCCGAACATCCGCTTCGATTTCCGCAAGGATTCCTACTTCACGGAAGCCAAGGAAAACGAGATGCTCAACACCAGAATGACTCTGGTTGCTGCGGCAGATCCGTACTTGGGCAAGTATTTCTCCAAGAAGTTCATTCAGAAGAAGATCCTCCGTTTGTCGGACGACGAGATTTCGGACATCGATGCAGAGATCGATTCGGAGAAGGCAGAGGATCCGAACAATGTGCTGCCGACTCAGATCACCACTCAGGCAACCACTCAGCAGATGACTGGCGACATACAGAATCAGCAGCAGTTGCAGCAGCAGCAGGATCAGGCACAACTACAGGCTCAGATGCCTCAGCCCGAAGAAACCCCCGCAAAGAAGCCAAAACGATAAATATCATTATCCACGGAGAATACCATGAGTACACCACACGACCTGATCAGGGCAATCGTTGACGAAGACTTCGTCGCTGCCAAGGAAATCACGAACAACCTCGTTTTTGCAGCAGTTTCAGATGAACTTGAAGTTGCCAAGATGGAAGTCGCAGCAAACCTCTTTGATGATTGTGAAACTTGTGGCGACGATGTAAGCGAAGGACAGATGTCTGCCAATCGCTATGGCGGTGGAAAGCCATTCGACTGGAAAAAGCCACATCCCTCAAATGCACCCAAGAAGGGTCTCAAGGGAAATCAGTCCAAGATCGACGCGAACAATAACGGCAAGATCGATGCACAGGATTTCAAGATTCTCCGCGCAAGCAAGAAGGGCTAAACATGCTGCTGTTCACCGAACATACTGAAGATAACATCCAAACCCTCACCGAGGATGCTGGTGGTGGCAAGAAGAACTACTACATCCGTGGCATCTTCATGCAGTCCGAGCAGGTCAACAAGAACGGTCGCATCTACCCCGCTGCCATCATGGAGCGCGAGGTCGAGAAGTACAACAATGACTACATCAAGACCAACCGTTCTCTCGGAGAAATGGGTCACCCACAGGGTCCAAGCCTGAACCTAGACCGCATTTCCCATCTCATCAAGGAGATGAAGATGGATGGAAACACGGTCTATGGCAAGGCAAAGATCCTTGATACCCCATATGGAAACATCGTCAAGAACCTCATCGATGAAGGTGTTCGTCTTGGCGTTTCCTCGCGCGGAATGGGTTCCCTCAAGCAAGTGAACGGAATCAACGAAGTTCAGGATGATTTCAGCCTTGCAACCGTCGATATCGTTGCCGATCCCTCTGCACCCAATGCTTTCGTAAACGGCATCATGGAAGGCAAGGAATGGGTCTGGAACAACGGAGTCCTTGCGGAGAGGCACATTGCCTCCTATAAGAATACCATCAAGAAGGCTTCTTCCAGGGAACTTGAAGAAGCAAAACTAGAGGTCTTTAGGGACTTCATATCCAAACTATAACTTTTATACATATGGGAAGATAAAGGAGATTCTAATGCCACAGCCCGAAGAGTTTTTCGAAGAAGAAGAAATCCTTGCAGATGATGCTGTCATCAACGAAGAAGAGGTTGATGAGGACGAGGTCATCGAAGAGGACGAAGACGAACTAGACCTTGAGGATGAATCCGACGAGGACGAAGAAGAACTCATCGATGAGGACGAAGAGTCTGACGATGAGGATGACGAGGACGATGTCAGCGAGGAGTATGAGGTTGTTGCCAACAGCGACACCGATACCGATGCAAGCGGAAAGCATCCCAAGCGTTGGCAGACAACGGACGGTCTTGAGGGTAAGAACCGCGCAACCATCGCTGGCAAGGCTCCCTTCAAGGGCAAGGCAAAGATTCCAGACAAGAGCGACTTCACCATGAAGGAGCATATGTCTGCGATGTTCGAAGGAGAGGAACTCTCCGAGGACTTCAAGACCAAGGCAAGCGCAGTCTTCGAAGCAGCCATCAGCGAGCGTTACGATGCAATCGTTGAGCGTCTTGAAGAGGCTTATGAGCAGACCATCGAAGAGAACACCGCAAAGATCCTTGATGAACTCTCGTCTCGCGTCAATGACTACATCTCGTACATTGCCGAGGAATGGCTCAAGGAAAACCGTCTCGTAGTCGAGAGTGGCATCAAGACCGAGATTGCAGAGAACTTCCTCAACGGAATGCGCGACATCTTTGAGCAGAACTACATTCAGGTTCCCGAAGAGAAGGTCGATCTCGTCTCCGAAATGGAAGAAGAGAACGAGGAACTGCGCAATGAGGTCAACGAGCAGGTCAGCGAGAACATCGAACTCAAGAAGCAGATCCTCGCACTCCGTTGCGATGACATCTTTGAGTCCTACTGCGATGGTCTAGCCGATACTCAGGTCGAGAAACTACGCACTCTCGCAGAGGGCATTGAGTTCGACTCGGAGGAACTCTTCGAAGAAAAGTTGTCGGTACTCAAGGAATCGTACTTCGGTGCATCCCGCCGTATCCGCAAGCCAGCATCTGCTTCAATGGATCTCGTTGAGGAAATCGTCCTAGACAGCGGCGAGATCGAAGAGAACCTTCAGGAACAGGAAACATCAATCAATCCAATCATGCAGAACTATGCTTCTGCACTTTCACGCAAGGGTCTAAAGAACAGGTAATCCCTGTTACATCTAAGGAGACAAAGAAATGGGAACTTTTTCACTAGTAGAACAACTTGAGCGCAAGTGGCAACCCGTGCTAGAACACGATAGCCTCACGCCCGTCAAGGATAACTATCGTCGCGCAGTCACCTCCATTCTTCTTGAGAACGAAGAACAGGCACTCCGCGAAGATTCGTCCATCGCAAATCCAGCAGGAACTGGTCTTAACTACGCTACCTCCAGTGGTCTTGCAGGTTATGATCCGATCCTCATCGCACTCGTTCGCCGTGCAATGCCAAACCTAATGGCATATGATGTTGCATCGGTTCAGCCAATGACCTCGCCAACAGGCTTGATCTTCGCAATGAAGTCAACCTACAACGGTCGTGCAACAGACGGTGGCGCAAACGAAGCCCTCTACCGCGAAGCATTCACCAGATTTGCCGGAGCATCTGGCGTCTCTGGTTCGGGTCAGGGAAATACCTCTGAGTATTCCTATGTTGGAGATCCTCTCTACGGTATCCTCAGCACAGGTGCTGCTGGTGTTTCGGGTATCTCGGGTTGGGAACCTGGCTACGGAATGGATCGTAATGTTGCTGAAGCACTCGGTGAGTCGATCAACAGCGATTTTAACACAATGGCATTCACCATTGATCGTGCAGCCGTCACTGCAAAGACTCGCGCCCTCAAGGCAGAGTACACCATCGAACTTGCTCAGGATCTCAAGGCTATTCACGGCTTGGATGCTGAGACCGAACTCGCCAACATTCTCAGCACGGAAATCCTTGCTGAAATCAACCGCGAAGTCGTTCGTTCGATCTATGCAACTGCTAAACTCGGAGCGCAGCACAGCGATCTCTACTACAAGACTGCTGGAAACTCGTATTCATTCGTTACGGGCGCAGCAGTGACAAGCGGTGGTGTCAACTCGGGTGGTGTTTATGACCTTACCCGCGACTCTGATGGTCGTTGGTCGGCTGAGAAGTTCCGTGGTCTCATGTTCCAGATTGAGCGCGAAGCAAACATCATCGCCAAGGATACCCGCCGTGGTAAGGGTAACTTCATCATCTGCTCTGCCGATGTTGCATCTGCCCTCGCAATGGGTGGATTCCTCAATGTCAGCCCAGCACTCAATGTCAATCTTGATGTTGATGACACTGGCAACACCTTCGTCGGTGTTCTCAATGGCAAGATGAAGGTCTATGTTGATCCTTACTCCTCAGTCGGTATCAACAGCAATGCCCGCGACTTCGTGTGCGTTGGATATAAGGGAACCTCGCCATACGATGCAGGTCTCTTCTACTGCCCCTACATCCCACTACAGATGGTCCGTGCAATCGATCCGAAGACCTTCCAGCCGAAGATCGGATTCAAGACTCGCTATGGAATGGCAGTCAACCCCTTCGTCAATACGACGAATGTCACGGTTGCCAGCAACTATCGCGCAAATCTGTACTATCGCGTCTTCCGCGTCGATAACATCCACGGTGTCAATGCATTGGGTGTCAACCCCTGATAGGTGAATCACCGTAACTAACTAAAGGTCGGGGGGAGAAATCCCCCCGACCTTCTTTTTTGGGAATACATAATGATATGAGCGAAGAAGATTCCACCATAATCAATCAGGAAGGGCTGGATTTCAATCCAGCCTATAGACAGGCTGTGTCATCGAACCCAATGCTTAACACGCATTTCAAGTTCACCTTGACGCGGATCCCAAATGTCACATTCTGGTGTACCTCCACCAATATACCTTCGGTTTCAATAGGTGATGTGTCTGTACCAAACAAGTTCATATCGATGCATGTTCCTGGTTCAACGATATCCATAGATCGATTGCGTGTTGAGTTCATCATAGACGAGGACTTCACCAACTGGGTCGAACTATACAGATGGATGCGGAATCTCGTCCCGTTTGAGAACTTCAGAGAAATCATTGCTCCTACGGAAAACTATTATTCTGATGGCATAATCCATTGCCTGAATAGCGCAAAGAATCCGAATATAAATTTCATCTTCAAGAAGATGTTTCCCGTTTCAATCGAAGGATTCGATTTGAATTCCGCATTTACGGATTCGGAACCAATAAAGATCCGAGCAGAGTTCGCATTCGAATCTTTTGACATGGAAGTGGTTACTTGACTTCGATTGATTAGGTGTTATAGTCTTTGTCATGGACATCGAAACAATCAAGAAGATGGTCGAGAAGGACATGGAGATCGATGATCTCAACCTCGACCTTGAGTCACTAAAGACTCCACAACTCCACGGCAAGTATCTCAACCTATTGCACGACGAATCGCTTGTCCTGCACAAGTATCTCATTGAGCAGAAGGAGATGCGTAGGCTGAAGTGGGAATACTATCTCGGCAAGTTGGATCAGGAGACCCTCGATGAGAAGGGTTGGCAACCATTTGGGCTGAAGATCCTCCGAACAGACATCGATGTCTATCTTGAGTCGGACAAGGATCTCCTGCGCCTTGAGGCTCGCGTACACTATCAGCGCGAGAAGGTGAAGTACCTTGAGTCGGTGCTGCAAGGTCTCGGTCGCCGTGGATGGGACATCAAGTCTGCCATAGAGTGGAAGAAGTTCATGAGTGGATCATGAAGATCGTAACTGAAGGCATTCACCGAATCTATCTCCGTCAGGCATACATCCATGCTCAGGCACGGAGCCAAGACACAAACACGCAGAACGGAGCATTGATCATTTTCCCTTCATCGGGGATCATTGCTGCGGACGCGAACCGCTATCCATCCATTCGCGAGACTGAGTCAGATCCAAAGTACGACTACATCGAACATGCCGAGAGATCGGTGATCTACAAGTGTGCAAGCAAAGGTCTTTCCACACTCAACACCCATCTCTATTGTCCTTTCATAATTTGCCCAGACTGCTCAAGAGCAGTGGTACTATCGGGTATACGCCGAGTGGTCGGTCATAAGACCATATGGGACAAGACTCCCGACAGATGGAAGGAAAAGTGCAACATCGGAATCAATATCCTTGAGAGCGCAGGAGTGGAAGTCCTGCTGTTCGATGGCAAGGTACTGAACGATGGAGAGTTCAAGATTAGGTTCAATGGAGAAGACATGGAACCATAAATATCTGCATGGATACATTGGTTCTTGAAGATGTTGATTCCGTGTTTATC